CAGTTTACAGTTATAGTGACTGTTTGAAGTTGAACGCCTTATTGGATATGCAGGACGACATAGAAGCGATTATGCACGAGGAACTTGACAGGAAACAAAAGAATGGCAACCCTTAGAGAGTTAATCGTAAAAATAGCGTTTAAAATAGATGATGCGGTGTTGAAAAAGTCCACCGCTAAAACCAATGAGATTTTAAGTAAACAGAAAAAAAGCTTTGAAAAAACAGAAGAAGCCATTACTAAAAGTAAACAAACAGCACATGATAAACGTAGAAAATTAGAAATTACTTATTCTGATTGGTGGAATAAGGAATTAAATAAGCGTGTAAAAAAAGAACAACAAGCAGAGCAAGTTAAGAAGCGAGCTTTCCAAGAAGGCATGAGCAACCTACAAAGCTTTGGCACTAAGGCTATAGCAACTGCCGCAGCAATAAAGGCAGCCTTTGCAGCAGTAGCGTTTGCTATTATTAAGGTAAACGATCAAATAAATATGGGCGTTGCAAGGGTACAAATAGCAACAGGTAAAAATGAAAAAGCCAGCAAAGGCGATTTAAAGCGTTTGCTTGGCATTAGCACAGGAACAGGAACAGACCTTGAAGATGTGTTAAACTTATACACAAAATTAGGTATTGCTAGAAAGCAATTAGGATTAAGCGAACAACAAACACTCCAAGCAACAGAAACCATTGGTAAACTTGCAGTAATGGGTGGTAGGGAGAAATCAGCACAAAAAGGTGGATTACTTCAATTAACACAAGCTTTTAGTAGCGATAGGGTACAAGCGGAGGAATACAACAGTATAGCGGATGCGTTACCTGCATTAAACCAAGCCATAGCAAGAAACTTAAACTTTCAAAGTGGCGCACAACTTCAAACCTTTATTAGAAAAGGTGGAACAATTACAGGTAAGGAGCTTATAGGGGCTGTTTTAAAAGCACAGGAAGAAGCAAATAAAAAGTTTGAAAAGTTCCCTATTACATTTGACAGAATCAAAACCAAGTTTATGAACTCCTTTTTACAGTTGGGACTTGCCTTAGAGGATCAGCTTGAGCCTGCCAATAGGTTTTTTCAAAATCTGTATGATAAAATGGACTTTTTAAACAAGTTTTTAGTAAAAAATAAAGAAGTTGTAGGCAAAGTAATTAAAGTTATTTTCAAAACTTTAGAAAAAGGACTTGACGCAATAATACTAGGGTTAGACAAGCTACAGCCTGCTATGGATTGGTTAAATAAACATGGTGGAACAATACTAAAAATTGTAAAAGATATGGCACCAGCCCTTATTGCGATAGCGAGTGCCATAACCTTGCTTGTGGTAGGGTTTAATTTATTTAATGGAGTTTTGAAAGTATTTCAAGGCATTATGTGGGTTTTAAACCTTGACCCAAAAATTAGGGTTTTTATGGCACTTGCTATGGTGGTTATTTATTTAGAAACCAAGTTTGGCTTGTTGTCAAAAACAATTAAAGCCACACTAGGGCTTTTAGATCAATTTAAAGTGCAGTATGATGAAACAGTGCCTTACATTGGTGGAATAGGTGGACCGCCACCAGTAGAAAAGAAAAAAGATATAATGCCCGGGTTTATAGGCAGTTCCAAACCATTAACTTCTAACCTACCAAAGGGTTATTCACAAGGGCAATTTTTCCAAAGCCCAACAACTAAGAATGTAAAAATCAATAACGTATTTCACATTAAAAGCACAAATCCCCAAGAAGCAGCAAATAAAGTCGCAAGTATATTCCATATTGGATTAGGGGGAGCTTTGCAATAATGGCAATTAAAGTAGCCCTGCTGGATGTAACGCAACAAAACTTAAAAAAGAAGATTGGCTTTCTTGAGCTTGATTGCGTAATGAGCGAAGACATAACCATGAGTAACAATGTGACACAATCGCCGATTGAAACAGGCGAAAGCATTAGTGACCATGTATATAGTGAGCCTTTACAATTAAGGCTAGAAGCGATTATAAGTGATAGTGACCCCCAGCGTTTAGAACGCCAAAAACAAAACAATAGCCCTATTACTTCTGCACGGCTTGAGGCGTATGAGGCATTAAGAGATTTATGGAAAGCGAAGCAAGCAGTGGATATAGTGACTGGGCTTGAGACGTTTGCAAACATGGTGGTAACGAACATATCAATCCCTAGAGAAAACGCAGACGGTGATTCAATTAAGTTTAATGTGGACATGGTACAGGTGGAGATTAAGGACAGTGTTTTTCAGAAAGACAAGCGTAAACGTGCAAACGTAGGACGTAAGCAAGGCACTATAGCGAATGAAAGCATACAGACGAAAGCCAGTGGCACATTAGAGCAATTAACCGTGGCGAGGGGTGCATAATGGCATTATTGACTTTACCTTTCCCCAATTTAGACGACTGGGTTTATGAAATTGAATTAGACGATGTGACGTATAAGATACAAGGGCGTGTGATGAATCCACCGAATGTAGCCCCTTATTTTATGCTTGATTTGTTGTTGGCGGATGATACGCCAGTAGAAATAGGCATGAAAGCCGTATTAGGCACACGTTATGCGTTTAGAAGCGGTACAGGCGTTGAAGGTGTGTTATTTTTTGTAGCCCAAGGCGAGATAGAGGGCGATTACCCAACCCCTGACGATTTAAAAAGTGGCAAGGTGGTATTGTGTTATGACGAAGCAATTTAACCGCCACATTGAAGTAAGAATTATAGGCAAGAATGACACGCTAGTGATCAATGAGGAATTAGACATTGAGTTTACTTGCCGTAAGGATAGAAGCACAACGCCGAATGAAGCCAGTGTGCGTATTAAGAACTTGAGTGAGACGACACGCAATTTTATAAAAGCAAACAATAGAATTGAAGTATTAACAGGTTATGGTGAGGAACGAACGCTTGTAATGCGTATGGATGTTTCACGACGAGTGACAAATTGGCAACCGCCTGATAGTGTAACCGAGATATTAAGTTTAGACGGCTTAATTGCCATGAAAGACAAGGAAATAAAAGTAAGTTTAGCCCCTAAGCAAACAGTAAGGCGTGGCATTGAAATTATAGCCAAGCAGGCAGGCTTAAAAATACGCTTGGTGGGGTTAAGGTTAAATATCCCTTTATTGTCAGGCTACACTCATTCAGGAAAGCTTACAGGGGCATTAGACGACCTTACAAGCATTGCAAAAGCCAGTTGGGGTATTGTGGATAACGAACTGGTTGTTGTAAAGCGTGGAGAAGGGCTAGGAACGACTAGGTTTGTGATAAGCCCCGAGAATGGATTATTGGCACAGCCCGAAGTTTTAGATGAAGTAGCCACAACGGAGAGAATTATAAAAAAGCAAATTGAGCCTAAGGGTTACCAAGTGACTATGTTAATGCGACCTAATTTAAACCCTTTTGATAAAATAGAGATACAGAGCCGTTTTGTAAATGGTGTTTTTGTGGTGGATCAAGTAGAACACCAAGGAAGCACAAGGGGCGGTGAATACATAACGAGGGCTACTGTTTATGAGTCAAAATAACATTGAGTTTATAAAACGTAACAACACGAATATATTTGAAACCATGCGTGTAGCGATGCCTGCAAGAATTGAAAGTTACGATGCGACTAAAAGCTTGGTGGATGTAAAAATAGCCATACCGCAAGTAAGGCAGGATGAGAGCGTTTTTGAAATACCTGTAATAACAAGCGTGCCTGTTATGTGGTTGTCCACATTGACAACGAGCGTTACGTTTCCCTTAAAGCGTGGCGATTATGGGTTGGTGGTGTTTTGTGACTGGGACATAGCCAAGTGGACGGTGGGCTTAGATGAAAGTGAGCCACAATCAGAAAGACGGCACAATTTAACGGATGCGGTGTTCTTTCCGCAGACGCACGGTTTACGACCTAGTAGCTTGGTGGGACTTTCATTAAAGCACGGCACAAGTGAAGTTTTGTTGACAGAAACAGGCATTGTGGTTACTGGTGGGGCGGTTACGGTAAATACGCCAGCCCTTACAGTAAATGCTAGTTCGACAACATTCAACGGAAATGTTACAATTACAGGGGGTGCTAACATTGGAGGCATACCCTTTAATACGCACAAGCATGGCGGTGTTACAACAGGCGGTGGCATAACAGGGAACGCACAATAATGGACTTATTGCTTGATTTAGAAACACACGATTTAGTTTTAAAACGCCGTGATTTAGCATTGGTGCGTGGTGCGGACTTGGTTAGACAACGCTTAAAACAGAACTTGCTTACATTGCAGGGTGAATGGTTTTTAGACACAAGCGTAGGCTTGCCATATTTTAACGAGATTTTGACGAAAGCCACGACACAAAACAGAATTAAGCAACTTTACATTAGAGAGATTTTAAACACGCAAGGTGTAGAAAAATTAAATAGCTTGTCTTTTACAGTGGATGCAAGAACACGAAAAGGCACGCTTGAGTTTGTAGTAGAATCGACTGAAGGCATTATAACGGAGGTGTTGACAGTATGACATTTGGATTGACACCTGAAGGATTTAATCCTAAAACACTAGAAGAACAAAAGCTGGAGCTTGAGCAAGCGTTACAAGCAAAGTTTGGCGTAGATATTGACTTGCGTTCACAGAGTGTATTTGGGCAACTGGTGGGTATTTCGAGTGAAATATGGGCGGAAATGTGGGCATGGTTAAATGATATTTATTTGAACGCTTACCCTGATTCAGCCAGTGGCATTAGTTTAGATCGGGTTTGTGCATTAACGAACGTAGTGAGACAGCCAGCGACTGCTTCAACGGTGGATGCGATAGCTTATGGGGTACAGGGGACATTTTTAGAAGCAGGGCAAGAGGCGTTAGATTCTTTAGCGAATAAGACGTTTGTAAGCGTTGATGATGTAACCATTGACAAGGCAAGTGCAAGAGATGTGAGTGTAAGGGCAAGTTCAGCAGTAACAGGAACTTACACGGTGACAATTAACGGCACGGCTTATAGTTTTGTAGCAACAGGAACGCCTACGTTAAACAGCATTGCGTTAGGTTTACAGACGGCAATTACGAGTACGGCTGTAACAAAGCAAGTAACAGGGGACGTGTTGCGGTTGTATAATTTGAACACGAACTTTGCAGTAGACATAACTGGCAATATGACTTTTGAAGAGATTGGCACGAGTATGGCTTTAGAAGCGTTAGAAAAGGGTTCTTTAAGTGTGCCGATTGAAGCCATAGACACGATACAAACGCCTGTAAGTGGTTGGGCAAGGATCAACAATTTAAAGGTAGGCATTGAGGGGCAAGATTTGAGACGCACGGCGAGTTTAGAAAAAAGCATTATTAAGGCGATATTGGCTGTTGAAAATGTGAAACAGGCGATTGTGTTTGAGAATAACACGGATGTAACCGATGCGGACGGCACACCTGCCCATTACATTTGGGCCGTAGTAAACGGCGGTGCTACTGCGGATATTGTAAAGGCGATTGTGTTAAATAATAGTGCAGGCATTGGTACGAGAGGTTTGCAGAGTGGAACGTACACAAGCCCTTACACAGGATTGAGTTTAATTGCACGTTTTGATAGACCAACAGAAGTGAACCCTTTGATTGTGTTGACTTATACGACAACAGAGGATAATACATTCCCTGCGGACGGTGTAGCACAGATTAAACAGGCATTGGTTGCGTATGGTGCAACCTTTCAAATGGGGCAAGACTTGGTTTATAGCCGTGTGTTTAGTGCGATTAACGTGGTGCAGGGATTCCAAGTAGACACCTTGACGATTAACGCCAGTACGAGTACATTAAGTGTTGCTAAAAACCAGTTGGTTGTAATTCGTGAAGTGGACATAACAGTAACGGAGACCCCTTAATGAGTGGCAGTTATGAAAGGTTGCTTTTACAGTATAAGCAGGCGCCACAGCTTTTAGCGTTGCTTGAGGCATTATATGACAGCCCTTATGCTGATTTGGGTGAAAAGGCGGATGCTTTAAGAACGCTTTATGATATTGATTTAAGCGAAGGAATACAACTTGATAAGATAGGCGAAATTGTAGGGAGACCACGCCCTGATAGTTTTAACGATGCGGATATTTTTCAAGAGGGTATTTTTCAGTTTGCAAGCAATACAGACCCTAACCCTGTGTTTGATGCGAACTTAGGGTATGGGGATATTGACAATCCTTTAGTGGGGGGACGTTGGGATAGAGGAACGATTGAAGCAAAGAGCTTAAATGATATTGATTATAGAAAAGTATTAAAGGGGCATATTTTTGCAAGAAACAGTAGAGGGATTGTAACGGATTACGAACAATACGGAACGATTGTTTTTGGGCAGGCTAGCCAAGTTTTTCCATTTGTTGGTACTGTATTGGTGGTGTTTCCTTATTTTTTAAATAGTGTTGCATTGCAGGTAGCCCAAGAAACACTACAAATTGTAAGTGGTATTAGAGTGTTTGTTGCTAAAAACCAGAATGTTAATAGAAAAGC